GCTAACTGTTTTGGACTATGTGCCAGAACGGATAGTCCCCCCAATCGTGATTATCAACAGCAGGACTCCCTATCTGACTGCTAGCAGACTCGGAACAGAGTATCTGCTAAACCTGGAGCTAGTTCTAATTGCTGCTACAGCTACAAACAAGCAAGCGACAGAAAAGTTGGATGAGGCAATCGAGGCAGTGCTGAAAGCCATGCCTAGATACGCTCGCATGCTGCAGGTCAATGAGCCCTATGAAATGCAAACCAACAACGCCAGCTATCTCGCTGCCAACATCAGCGTAGAGCTTGAAATAACTATTTAGAAAGAAAAAAATGGCAACTTCAACAAGAATCAAAGCCAATAACATCCTGTTCAAGTTCGGTGCTACTGAATACGCTTGCGACGCTACAAATGTCGAGCTAGTAGCTCAGGACGCTCCTGGAGATGTCCAAACCTTTTGCGAGCAGACTGTTGGCAAAGAGTGGGTTCTAAACCTAACTGGAATCACCTCCGGAGACTCAACTAGCCTGTACCGGACTCTCTGGGCAAACTTTGGATCTACCGCAATCTTCACCATCGCTCCTAACGGCAACGCAACTGCTAGCTCGAGCGAGCCTCACTACACCGGAACAGTGAAGTTTGACGCTTTACCTCCAATGACGCTAAACACTAACGAGACTGCAACTTTCACAGTTGCTTTGACAGTAGTGAACACGCCTCACGACCCAGCTAACGACACCTACTACGGAGTAGAGATCGTAACTGCCTAATCATGGCTGAGCAGACTGGCATAAAGGTTGTCAACCTCAAAGAGATAACTAAAGCCCTGAGAGAAATCGGCGTCCCAAATGATGTAATCAAGGATGCCGGTAAGCAATCAGCGGATGCAGTTATTGGGGAGGCTCAGCGAATTGTGCCAGTCCGCTCAGGCAAACTAAGGGATTCAATCAGGCTTACGGCTAATGCTCGAGGCAGGGTTCAAATCCAGGCAGGAAACAACCGGACATCCAAATCGGGAGTGCCTTATGCAAACCCGATTCACTGGGGCTGGTTCAAGCGAAACATCAAACCTCAGCCTTTCTTTGTCAAAGCACTAGGATTGACTCGTGATGAAGTGTACGAAAAGTACATGAATAACATGGCAAAACTAATTGAAGAAGAAAGCAGAAAAGCAAGATGATCAAGTTTGAAGAACTAACCCTGGGTGAAATTGAAGAAGTTGAGCTGCTCCTAAACAGCTCAATTGACCAAGCTTTTGCTGACGGCAAGCCAAAGGGCAGAGCCATCAGAGTGCTTTATTGGATTAGCAAAAGGCGTGAAAATCCAGATTATAAGTTTGAGGACACTGAAAAGGTGACTCAGGCAGAAGCCCTAAGCTACTTGGCTGGGGATGAATCAAAAAAAGAACAATAGAGCTTAGTGCCCTAAGACTGGCACGCTTCTGTCTAGCAACCAGTCTACAGCCCTCAGAGGTCAAAGCCCTAAGCATGGCAGAATACAAGGCTTTTATTAAGGTGCTAGAGGAGCGAAACCCATGAGCTTAGTTCTCAATGTTGAAATCCTTGGAGAGTTCAAGAAACTAACCGAGGCAACTAAGGGCTCTGAGAAGTCTCTTGGCTCTCTCGATGACCAAGCAAAGAAAATCAGCAAAGGCATAAACACAGCACTCGGAGCTATTGGAATTGGCTTCTCTCTCAACTTCCTGATTGACCAGTTCAAGGAATCAACCAAAGCTGCAGTTGAGGATCAAAAGTCCAAAGTTCTGCTCACCAAGGCTTTAGAGGAAAACCTCAATGTCTCACAGCAACAGGTGGACGCTGTTGAGCAATACATAAGCAAGACACAGATAGCAACTTCAATCACCGACGACCAACTCAGACCAGCGTTCTCCAAGCTGGCAATAGCTACTAAAGACACTAATGAAGCCATGAGGCTGATGTCTATTGCTACGGATGTTGCTGCCGGAACAGGCAAGAGCCTCGACACTGTAGTCATGGCGATGTCAAAAAGCCTAGCCGGAAGCGATGCAGCTCTTGGCAAACTAGTCCCATCGGTCAAGGGTGCAGCAGATCCACTTGGCGAGCTCGAGAAGATGTTCAAGGGTGCAGCAGAAGCAGCTGCCAACACTGACCCTTACGCCAGGATGCAGATTATTTTTGGGGAGCTCCAAGAGGAAATCGGGATGGCTTTGTTGCCCTATTTGCAGCAATTCTCAGAATGGCTAGCTTCTCCTGGGGGTCAGGAGCAGATTCGAGCTATTGTCGACACGATTATCGACATGATTGAAAACTTCAAAATAGTCATCGACCAAGTTATGAAGTACAAAGAACTGATTGCTGCAACTGTTATTGTGCTGGGTACTTTGACAGCAGCGGTCAAGCTTGCAACCTTGGCTCAGGCAGCCTTTACACTAGCCTTATCAGCTCCTCAATTCTTAGCAGCAGCAGCCGTAATCGGCTTTATTGCTGCAGCCTATCTGACTCTTACCGGACAGATTCAACAAGCAGCCAGGGCTCAAGCGGAGTTCAATGCCAGCGTTAGCGGAGCAAGCTTCTCAGGCTATACCTCCGGAGAAGCAGCTTTTAATCAGCGTTATGGAATCGGAACTCGAGGCTCATCGACAACCAATGTCAATGTCAACATAAACAGAGCCCAGGTCAATGCCGATGATGTCGCAAAAGCCCTAAACGACAAGCTCAAGTCTCAAGGCTCAGCTCTAAGGATTCAATAGTGCCAACAATCAGCAATTTTGACATAGCAACCGACCTCAAGGTCGAGTTCTTTATTGCGGGCGGTGGAGAAAATCTCTTTGTTATTGGAATCAGCAAGCTAGGCGGAACTGATGTTCTGGGTTATGGCGGAGTTTTTACAATCGGAGTTTCCCTGCTCGGAGGCGATGACCTACTAGGAGAGAGCTCTTTCCGGTGGACAGACTTAGGCTGCATAATCAATAAGGCTCAGCTGACTATTGGAGGCACTGTCGAGGATCAGCTCTACTTTCAGCCTCAACCAGCTGCAGCCCAAATTACGCTTCAATCCCTGCAATTCGACCCAGTCTACACTCCTGCCTTTAGACCTGGAGTCCAAATGCGAGTTAGGCTCGATGATGGAGTTGTTGACCAAGTTATCTGGTCAGGAATAATTGACTCAATCACTACCAGCTATGACGCTGAGGGCAATAACCTGATGAATCTAGTTGCCTTTGACAGCTTCAAGCGACTGATGAACACTCGCCTTGACCTATTCGACTCAGACACAGGATTCCCCGGCTATGTGACCCCTTATGAGCAGCTAGAACTAATCGCTGACGAGTTTGGAACTGCCATGAACGCTCAGAGCTCAGACCCAGGCGGAGAGATTCCAAGCACCATTCTGACCGATGTCATCCCAAGCGGATTGGTCTATGAGGCTATTCAAGTCGGTCTAGGTCTGTTCTGGATTGACCCTGAAACTCAAGAGTTTGTTCTAGTCCCACGCCCAGCGAGCATCAGCCCAGCTCCAGGCACTCCAGTAATCGGCAACAATCATGGAGATCCAAATCACCTCTGTATGAGCGACATAGCTACCAGTGCAACGGAAAACACTGTCTATAACTCGCTCAAAGTAATCCTGCAGTCTGATGACACGATTACAACGCTCAGGGAAAATGTTGACTCAATCGAGCTCTACGGAAAATACGCTCAGGATGTTACACTGAATACAACTGACCTAGATGAACTCAATCGCTGGGCAGACCTGGTCTTTCAGCAATACCCAACAGCCCTAGTCGACTCAGTTGAGACACCGGCAATCGACAGACTTGGGACGCTGACCGAAGCTGCTTTCTTTACTCCAGGACAATTAGTCGGAGTCAAGTATGACGAGGGAGTTATCGCCGTTGATGACTACTTCACAATTACAAAGGTGGGTCACTACATCGACCCAGATAATTGGTTCACTACACTAGAGCTCTGGAAAGAGGCTTAACTTATGGCTTACAAAGTCTTTACTAACGGCAGTCCGCTACCGGCTAGCGACCTAAACACTTATCTAATGAATCAGTCGGTTATGGTCTTTGCCAACTCGACTGCTCGATCAGCAGCACTTACAGTTCCAACTGAGGGAATGACAACCTACCTAGAGGACACAAACAAGGTTGAGGTTTGGACTGGAGCTGCTTGGACTGACATTAACGACAACACAGCGGCTATTCCTAAGTCCACGGTAACTACCGCGGGCGATCTAATCATAGCCAACGGAAACGCTTCGGTAACTAGGTTGGGTATTGGAACTAATGGGCAGGTTTTGAGTTCTAATGGGACTACTGCCACTTGGACCAGTCCTTCAAGTGGTGGCTGGACCCTTTTAAGCACTACAAATTTAACAGGCAGCACAATAAACCTCACTTCAATTTCACAAGACTATAAAACACTCTGGCTAAAAGCGTCAGCAGTAAATGTGAGTTCTGGCACCGGCAAAATCTTCATCCGACCAAATGGAGGTTCTGTTTCAATGTTTGGACATTCGACAACTACAACAGTGGCAACTTCTGGTTTTATAAGTAACTTAGACTTTGGAAGCAACGCAAACGCTTTGGGCACTTTTTCTGCTTTTATTTATGATTACACAAGCACCGGTAGCAATAAAGACATTGCAGTTTTTGGAAGAAACAATCAAAGCACTGGAATTTTCGCTAGTGGTTCAAATGGAGATACAATAGGAGCTTTTGCAGCAACTACTTCTTTGGAAATTGGCGTTAGTTCGGGCAACTTTACAAATGGAACTTTGAAATTGTATGGGGGTAACTGATGAATAAACCAATAACCACAATTGTAAATCTTGAAACTGGTGAAATTGTCACTAGGGAAATGAATAAATCTGAATATGAAAGTTTAGTTGAAATACAGAAAGAAGCGCAAGAACTAGACTTAGAGCTTCAAGCAAAGGCAGCAGCTCGTCAATCAGCTCTTGAGAAACTAGCAGCACTTGGTTTGACCGAGGCAGAGATTCAGGCTTTGGCAGGCTAGTGTGAGCACTAAGCCTCCTAGCAATACAGCCGTCATCCTGCGGATCGTGACCGAAATTGAAAAGAAGCTCGAGGACTTCGAGCAAAGAATTAGAGCTCTTGAGAAAGCTCACTGGAGCAATGCCCTAGTGCAGTCAATCATGACGGCTGGAATTACGGCAGCAATTGTTGCCTTTATCGTTAGGGGAATCTAATGTCAATCAAAGACAATTTCACAGTTGACGCTGGGGGCACTTTAGTTCGGACTTATGTCTACACCACTGAGGAGGGCACTCCTGTAGATTTAACCGGCTACACGGCTAAGGCTCAAGTTAGGCACTCAAGCCGGGGAACTCTAATCATCGAGTCAGAGCCAACAATTGACTTAGAGACCGCTGAAATCACAATGACCTGGACTCCTGCTCAGACCAAAGAGCTAGTCGACTCTAACTATGTTTATGGCATCGAGGTTGCAACTGCCGATGAAGCCGATGTCATTGTTTTGGCAACTGGAGTTGTCACTGTAAATCAAGAGATAGTCAAGTAATGCCAGTCGAGGTAATCAGACACGAAAACATCGTCTCGGTTATCGAGCCAGAGGCAAACATCCTCACAATCAGAGGAGCTTTTAATCCCAATTACGGCAGCTTTGGCTTTCGCTCAAGCGACCAGACTTGGACAGAGACCTCCCCAATTCCACTTGACTACACTGACTTTGCCAAGCACATCGAGATTGACGAGGGCGGTCAGATTATCTTCCGCCGAGCAGGTAAATACAACATCGCTTTCTCAGCTCAGTTAGAAAAAATCGGTGGCGGCAGTCATCAGGTTGAAATCTGGCTAAAGCAAAACGGCACAGACATCCCTCACAGCAACACAGCGATCACACTTTCTGGGGGCTCTGGTACAAAGCTGGTAGCTGCCTGGAACTTCTTTGTTGATGTTGATGCCGATGATTATGTGCAGCTCTATTGGTGGGCTGATGCAATCAACACAATCAAGATTGAGTCTCGACCAATTACTAACGGCAGACCAGCTATCCCAGGCGTAATTTTGACAGTCAATCAGGTTGCCTAATGAAAGCTATTGCTCCAGTCAAAGGCAAGTTCAAAGTCACCAGTCCTTTTGGTATTCGCAAGCATCCAATCACAGGCAAAAGGCGAGCTCACTTAGCAGCTGATCTTGTAACAGGCAAGATAAATGAGCCAATCATCGCTCCAGAGTCAGGCAAAGTTCTCGAGGCTAAGCAGAGTACTGCACCAGGCGGCGGCTACGGCTTTTATGTCAAGATGAAAGGCGAGTCAGGCTTCATCCACTTATTCGCTCACCTGGCAGCTCACAGCTTTAAAGTCAGGGCTGGAGATAAGATTGAGCAGGGTCAGCAGTTAGGCACTATGGGCACAACTGGAGCCAGCACCGGGATTCACCTACACTGGGAAGTTCGCTGGAAGATAAAGCCCACAGATCCAATCAAGTGGCTAGAAAAGGTAAACTCATGAAGCTAACCCCAAAAGTTCGCCGAGCTATTTACGCTGCAGTAGCAGGTTTAGTGCCGTTGCTAGTGCTAGCTGGCATCATTACCGATGAGCAGTCTCAGGCAATCCTCACCTCAGTTGCAGCTTTTCTGACTATGGCAGCGACCATCATGGCTGGAGCCTATGTGCAGGATGATGAGATAGAAAACTTTACCGAGATTGACACACCAAACATTCCAGGGCAGAACTAAGTCCTAGCCAACTACTAGTCTGCAACTATGAAAATTGCAGATCGAATTGAAGATGTTGGTAAGTGTGTTCTAATCGGACAATTCCCTGCTGGAAGCCCTGAGTGGGTCGAGCAAAGGGAATCAGGCATTGGGGGCTCTGAGGTAGCCTCTATCCTTAACCTAAGCCCTTACAAGAGTGCCGTAACCTTGTTCTATGAAAAGCTAGGGCTGATTGACCCTCCACCGGCAACGATGGCGATGAGACTTGGCAACCTACTGGAGCCAGCAATCATCGAAGCTTTCCGGGAAGAATTTCCGACAATTACTGTCCATCATGAAAACCTCACCTTTGCCAGCCTTGAAAATCCTCGATTCAGAGCCAATCCTGATGCCATCATTGAGGATCAGAACGGCAATCTGAGTATTCTTGAAATCAAGCACACCGGGCAATACTGGACTGAGATACCCCTGCACTACAAGTATCAGGTGCTTTGGTATCAGTATGTTACCGGGCTTACAAACCCTGCTACCCTCTACGCGGTCACAGGAGGCTCTGTGAGGGCTTTTACTGTCGAATGGGATGAAACCCTTATGGAGGTCGTAAAATCGGCTGTAACGGCTTTCTCTGCCCTTTTAGACGCAGAGCAGCCTCCAACCTATGACGGCAGCGATTCGACCTACCAGACAATCAGGGAACTTAGCCCAGGCATCAGGGACGAGGAGGTCGAGCTGTCCTGTGGGATTGAGCTATTGGCAGCCAAGCAAATCTATGACGCTGCAGAAAAGAACCTGCAAAAATACAAGTCGATGGCTCTAGACGAGATGGACGGAGCTAGAGTTGGACTTGCTAACGGAACACCCATTGTCATGCTTCAAGCCAGAGGCGAGGGCAAACCCTACATCACTTTCACGAAAGGCAACTAATGAGTTTCTTAGATAGCTACGAGCCAGTAGCAGATCGCATCGCCGCTTTCTGGGCAGAAAACCCAAAGGGCAGAATTCACACCGACATCGTTCTGATCAACGCCGATGAGGTTGTTATCAAGGCAAGTGTCTACACCGATAGAGATGACGCAAGACCAGCAGCCATCGACTTTGCAAGAGAGAGCAGAACCTCTGGTCAGCTAGTCAAGTTCGCTGTTGAAAACTGCAGCACCTCGGCAATTGGGCGAGCACTAGCGACCCTGAACTTCCAGGTCAAGTCAAAGTCCGGCAAAGCAATCCGACCATCCAGGGAAGAGATGACAAGAACAGTCAGCGAAGCTCCAAAGCAAAAGAACTGGGCTCAAGAGGCAACAGTGCTAGCCGGAACCAAGAACATCCCAGGGCTAAGAGCACTTTACAAAGAAGCTCAGGCAGCCGAGGCTGGAGACCAGATTCTGCAGTCAATCAAGGACTTGGCAAAGAGCTTAGAGAGTCAGGCAAAATAGAGAAAGGGGGCTCAGGCACACAGAAACCCGAACCCCCAGCTGTTGAAGGAGACAGCCTAGACCCTAACCACGAAAGGGTATAGTGATACTAACACAGACAGGAGACAACATGAAATTAGACACAGAAGAAATGCTCATCACCGAGAAAGCCAAGAGCTACAACATGGGATACACACATGGGCTTGAGGACTTCAAGATGAGAGCACTGATGGATCTATGGCAGTCAGCCAGACCCTACCAACTTGCCGAGCCAGAGCTTTACCAGCTTTTCAAGCAAGCCATCCAAAGGATAGAAAATCTTAGGTGATACATCCTTTATAGTTATTTATAAATTCTAGTATTAATAACTAGAAACCTATAGATAACTACTACAAATCTATAGTTATTTAGCTATAGGATTCTATAGATAGCAACACCAACACAAAAACTAAGGAGACACAATGCCTCAAATACAAATCGCCGGAACAGTTCACTCAATCGGCTGGGAGGGAAAACGCATCCAAGTCTGGGAAAGATTCAACTCCAACGGAAAAGACTTCTCTAGACTTTGGACTTGCTGGTTCTCAAGCCCTCAGCACGATCTACTTCAAGAAGAAGATTGGACTGAAATTCATGGAGAGCTGAGCACCAAAATCGGCAGCTACAAAACCAAGGATGGCGTTGACAAGACAGTCATCGAGCACCATGTCCAAGGAGCTCAGGTTGTCCAGGTGAAAACCGCTGCAGAACAAAAAGCCCACGCTGACAAGTTCGAGGATGCTCCGTTCTGATGATTCAAAAGACAGTTCACTACCTAGAGCCTCAACTGCAAAAGATTGAGGATGTTGACACTGGGATTGCCTATTGGCGAATCGAGATGCTTTTGGAGGATGAAACTCCAGAGGATCAGTGGCTAGTTGTCGAAAACCCAGACCTGACCGAGCTAATGAAAGCCTTTAGCTCTCAGCTAGTAGAGCACTACTGCTAATGATTCAAGTCTTTGCACCAGGAATCCCACAGCCACAGGGGAGCAAGAACGCTTACCAAAGAGGCGGCAAGATTGTCCTGGTCGAAGCCAATAAGAATCTCCCAGCCTGGAGGAGGCTAGTAACTGAAAAGCTGGAAGCAGCTAACTACAGTTGCCAGCCCCTCACAGGTGCAGTGTCCTTGGATGTCATGTTCTTCATGCCAAGACCTAAAACAGTCAAGCGAGAACTCCCAACAGTTCCACCAGACCTGGACAAGCTAATTAGATCCATAAACGACTCAGCTACAGATGCCGGAATCATCGAGGATGACTCTCAGGTCGTTGAAATCGTTGCCTACAAGGTCTATGAAGCCGAAGCGATGCCAGTTGGAGCACTAATCACTTACTCTAGCTTTCTCGGCGTGTCGTTCGACAAGTAATGACTCGAGTGCCTACCTT